AAACGGCAGTCATAGTATAATAAAGAACAACCTTGTTACGTCAGGTTTGGGCGGTTTTGCGGTACCCTTTTACATTCCACTTCTAAACGCTGGATCAAAAAGACACTTATTATACTGCTGTCTTTACTTCCTGCCGGTTTCCAATTTTCAGGTTTATTCCGGCTCATTTTTTGGCTATCTAGGCCAATACGTCGTGGTAGTTGTGTCATGCGGGATTCTGCCGATCAGGAATTGCAACATCCTCTGATAAACTCAACGCAGGCTATTATAGCCAATTGGGACACTATGATTTGCGCTGTTTAAGAGATAAACTCTTGGCTTTCAACGACTACAGATTTACTTTTAAACTTTCTTGGGTGTTAGTGGGACGGTTTCTGCACCGACCGCAGGGCTGAAGCGCATGGGATGCTAAGCCAACATCCTGTCTTTCATAGATAGCGCCACTTATCCTCGGACAAATACCAAGTTACTCGTTAATTACACTTGCTTGGTTATTTGAACATTTTCGACGTGAAAAATCATACTCACTCTCTTTCAACGTCTGCGCAGCCGGAATAAATTTCGCGGCTGCGATTATTTTATTCAGATATTTTTTGGAGCCGTTTTCTAGTTTGGCTCTTAAAACATCTTCAAAAACTTGCGCTTCGATTTCAGCATAAGTCAGCGACCCTTTAGTCTCATGCAATGACTCAATTTGAAAATCGAAGTTTTCAATACCCTTTTCGCGTATCGCGCTATTTAAATGAGTTGATGAACTGGTGTAAGCTTTCCAATTCGACTCTTTCTTTACGATCTTTCTGTTTTTTCTTCCCTTGACAACTTTTCTGGTGATGCCAAAAAATTGCTTTTTTCCGATATATTCTTCGTTGGTAGTCAAGTCTGTAATACGATAAACAAACCCAAACCAATCTTCAATATCAAATTCTTTTTTGTATTTCCAATGACCTAAATCCATAATTACCCCGCATGCTATTATTTAGCCATGCGAGGTAACGGTTATTTGGAGTAGCCATGTATACCTTTGCTTCTGAAATCTATTATAGACGAATCTTTGTTTGCTGTCAACATCTATTCATGTAGCCGTACCCAAAATGTCGGACTGATTGATCTTGAATATTCAAAATCGGGCACGGGAACCGCCATGTTATTGAGGTTGCATATTTGCATTGATCCAATAGATATTTCGGAGCAAGGGTTAGTCGATCTATTCATGTAACCATATCCATGTTGAGGGGTTTAAAGTTGATTCTGATATTATTTTTGATTGGTATTCCCATGAATGGCGGCGCGGACCGAACATTGGCTGAATACCAATAAGTTCATTGGCAATGAGAGTTGGCAATACTCTTCGCAACATAGGAAGAATAACTTTATGGACGGGAATATGAGAAATAGACGGATTGGAGCTTTTTTCGTCTTCTATTTTCGTTTTCATATCTGCCATTAATTTTTTTAGATCACCCATTATGTAACCATATCTGAGTTGTTGGGTTGATTGATCTGGAAATAGTTACTATGTTCGTTGATATTATGACCGGATTCAAAGAAATCCAAGTCACGCTTAATTTTCGTGGCTCGGAGTCTACTCGCTGTTTAGAAATTTTAATTGTCTTCATTCCTCTTCCATGTCTGTTGAAAATCCAGTAAAACCATTTTCCTTGACAACCATCAGGATATTGCTTACCCTGCTGACAAGTTCTTCCCGATGCGAAATAAGAAAGATATTTTTGTTGCGCTCTCGATCCAATTTCTTTAGTATGCCTAAAGCGGCTTCCATTCCATTGGTGTCAAGTCCAGAATCTAATAATTCATCGATGGCCATAAAATCTACGGGCTGGTTCATGCTTTCGTGAACGTCCCTGAACGCCCAACTTAGACCAAGGATCAATCTGTTTCGTTCGCCGCGACTTAGGTTGTCAAAATCAAGACTTCTTCCAAGTTCGGTTATCTCAACAGTCAAATCGCTCTGGAAGACAACATCATGGGACAGACCCATTTTGTCCAAATAATATTCCAGTCGTGAATTTAAATAGCTGAGATTCTGTTGAATTATTCGCTTGCGAATAAAGCTGTCTTTATTTGTCAATAACTTAAGAAGAAATTCTTGGTGATCTTTCAAAGAATGAAACGCATTTATCGATTCCCATGAAACTTCCTGCACACCAGACGTTTCCAGATTGACAATTTGATCTGTGTATGGATCAGCGGCAGATATGAGAGTTGCCAGAGTTGATTCCAAAATTGAAATCTGGTTCTGCTTTTCATATGCATCTTGCGCGGAGCTATAAACTGTGATTGGTTTTGGTAAATCTGGCCCAAGCGCGCTTAATGCAGTGTTGGATTCCGCAAGTTCATTTCGGTCAGATTTAATCTGGGCATCCGCAGAAATAACAGCAGCAGATTTAGTTCCCATTATAGCATCATGTTGGTCTGCATGCAAATCATTTCCGCAGGCATAACAAGTATTTTTTGTGACTATTTCCAGATCAGCTTCCGCTTTTTTCTTTTTTGTTTCTTCTTTCAAAATATTTCGAGTCAATACCGAAATTGCAGATTGTAGCTTATCCGCATTTCTGGTAAAATCATTGTAGCTTTCAAGCAACACATGATTTTCCAGTTCGGCAACAATATCAAATTCATTGAGGGCGGCAATTTTTGAATTCAGATCAACAATTTTATCTGCTGTCTGAGAAGACCAAGTTTTTTGGCGGCGCTTCAAATCAGTAATGCTTTTCTTTATTTGTTCGTTTGCGCCTTCAATGCCCTTGATGCGATATTCTTCTTCTTTGATATCGTCCTTGGTTGTCCTAATCAACTCTTTAAGTAGAATTGCTTTTTCACTTAGCATAGTAATTCCAAGAAGATGTTCGATCATTTGTCTTTGAGGAGCCGCTGCTAAACTAAGAAAAGGCTCATTATAAGTATTCAGGGCAATAATATGTTTGAAGATCATATGATTCATGCCAAGAACTCGCTCGACTTCTTGTTGCGTAAGTCGATTTTCTCCCTGACCTTCGTCTGATTCTTCTGTTTTGGTTTCCATATCATCAACAATAAATCTGAAAATATTAGGACTGCGTCCGCGATCAATTTGATACTTGGTGTTGTTTATTTCAAATTGAATGGAACAGAACATCCCTTTTCCGTTTGTTTTGTTGATCAGATTGTTTTTCTTGATATTACTCAGAGCCGATCCAAACAATGCGTAACTAATCGCATTAATTAGACAAGTTTTGCCGACACCATTTCTTGATCCGTCGCTTCCAAGATCAATATTGTTTCCAAGAACAAGAGTCAATCCGGCATTGGTTAAATCAATTGACTGCATAATGTTGCCGGTTGACAGAAAATTGCGCATTGAAATATTTTTTATTTTAATCATTGTTTAGCCTTGAATATTATGATAGTGATTGATATATACTGAGAAGAACCTTATTGTCAATTATGTCTGATTCCACAGCATTCAATTGACTGTATACAATCTGATCAACACTCTCCACTGATGAATTATCAACTACTGCGCCTTCGGTGAGACTGGTATCTTTTTTATCGGGAATGAGGGTTAATTCACGCGGGGAATATTGTTCTGCAAATGTTTCTTTGATGAAGTTTGCTTCTTCGTATGAAATTTGAATGTCAAGGGTTACTTTGCAAAATGTCTTGGAATTTAATAATTCATCGGCTGAGTCCAATAATTCACTGAGTTTTACCGTGATATATCTTGGACCGGCATAATTGACATATTCTGGGACACCATCCCATTCCAAAAACATTCCGCCTCTTTGGTCATCCCAAACGTCCGCATAATTGTGTGGAAATGGGGAACCAAGATAGTGAATATTTCCCTGAGTTTGTCGCTTGTGAAAATGCCCGCTGAATACATATTCCGGTCCGACTAAATGCTCTGAGGTCAACCCGCCATGATCGGGCATCTGGACCAGCGCATTCATCATGAAATGAGGAAGTTCAAAATGCCCGAAAACATACTTGCTTTTCAGATTTGTTACGCGCCGCCATTCGTCTCCGACTAACCACGGGACCAATGTCACGTTTCCTATTTCTTCTATTTCGGCACTTATTATCGTCACATTGTCAAACAAATTAGCATACGGAAAGCTGTTAATATCTCGCTTTTCGCGATAATAAAGATCATGATTGCCGACGATAAAATATACTGTTTCAAATGCCTCACTTAATTTCCGAAGATTGTCAATAGAATAATTCATCGTGGTGACATTTAAGGTTGCTCGATTATGATGATAGTCGCCGCAGAAGATGCAAGTTTCACTTCCTCTGCTTTTGGCTTCATCAATAAACCAGTCAATAAATGAACTACAATCGTCATTATGTTGTTTGCTGTTGTTTTTCATCCCGAAATGAAGATCGCTGAATACCGCAGCTTTTTTAAATAAATGTGTTGTCATTAAAGCCCTTTGGTTATTAAAAATTATATCCGGCATCTCTTAGGTCTTGCTCTTCAGATTCGCTTTGTGCTCGTGCTTTCTGCTGAAATAATTCATCTTCGGCTTGGCGACTGAAACTGGGCATAATGCCATTTTCTTGCAGCAAATCATCTCGCATTCTCTGTGCTCGTTTTTCGTTGTTTAGAATGCCAGTAAATGAATTTGTCAGAACAGTTGTGTAATATGCAAATGGGTTCTGCCCTTTATCCTCGTTGAATCGAAGACCTACATTTGCAAGCTGGACTAATGCGGCATTCTGCATTTCGTCATTGTAAGAATAATTTCTCCAATTGTATCGCTTGGCATATTTCTGACAAAGAGAAAGCATCATTCGACCTAATGTGTCGGTCATTCTCCCACCTTCCAGATCAAAGTGTCCATTATCGAAACCGCCTGACCAATGGCTTCTCACTACTTCTTTGATTTCATCATTGTCAATCATATAATGCTTGAATGGATGAAAATTACATTTGGCATGCTGATCCGCAATTGTCTTCGGAGTCTTTTTCCTGCCCGGCGCAAG